TGGTGGGGATGGGCTGATATTTAGGGGTCATGGTAGAAAAATTATTCACAATACCCTAACTAACAATATTGACCAAAAAACACCGGAACGAATTCGTGATAGGTGTGCCTGAAACATTGGTAATATTCATCCACGCATCCAGGTACAGACTGTCGCTGGTTCCGAATTTCGTCAGTCCCAACGAAGTAGCTCCGAAGGTATAATTGGTTGTCGTCGTTGTTAAGCTTTGAGCACTCAGCAGCATTGACCCGATAAGTGTATACACTCCACCGTTATAGATATACGCCCGCTCATAGAGATCAGCCGTCACGGTAGGCGTGCCTGTCCCACTGATCTTGATCCTGAATGTTGGCGTCCAATTCCCTGCGAGGATCTGCTGACCGGTGAGACTGATTGCCTCCAAAAACCAGCCATGCCCATCAGGGCTGCCAATGCTCCCCAGATTCGGCCACGCGCTCGCATTGCCTTGAGAGTAGAGTTGCCCATAGCCTGATGGTGTTATCCCCAAACTATTGTCAACCGTCGCATTCGTCCCGCCCGTTGCCGTGGCGAGTTTGCTGGCAGTTGAAAGCGTGCTTGCTGCAACATTGGTGCCGTAGGTGATGAGAGCCGTGGTCATGCGTAAGCCGTCACTTTCACCCCACTCGACCCGTTGAGCGTTGTGGTCCCACCTGACGGAATGAAGATATGTAACGTTGTACACTGTACAGCGATCCATTCCACCACCACCGCGTTTGCTGCTGGTGCTACCAGACTTGGGCTCCCTGCTGATCCTGTCGCATCGGTTTCCCAGTAAATTGTCCCGCTGCTTTCATTCTGGATACGAATGCGCCTTGCTACCGTCGCGCCTCCTGAGAACGTGATGCTATTATCGCTATTGGCCGTAAGAGAGGAGAGAGAAAGGGTGAGCTTGCCCTGTGGTGCTGAATTATTGACAGGGACCTGATTCGCTTGTGCTAGCGACGCGGTAATCGCATTGATGGTGGCATTGAAGGCATCGGTACCAGTTGCCACAATCTGAGCGCCGCGTGCTGTGGACTGAAGATCAACAGCCTGCCCAGTAGTGACTGTCGGCTGAGTCGAATTGTAGACGCCCCCAACTTTCACAGGATTACCAGATTGCGTAGCTCCTGATGCAGCAGGGCCTACCACTTGCGCGTTGAGATTGGAGGCGGTGGCTTGTGTCACGGCAATAGTGGAGCCACTTGTGCCACTGGCATTATAGGGGGCTCCAGAAGTATCCATGAGCGTGACAGGCACAGGTCCACTGTAGTTGGGATTGTTGGTGGTATCGGTTATCGTTTTTGTCATCGATATTGCCTCCTCTCACGTCGCTGCTTTGCAACCAACTTGCGCAGATGGCATTTACGGAGTTTGCGCAGATGGGGGCGTTGGCTATTGGCACGTTGAATGGATCGATACGTTTCTCTTGAGAAGAGGAAGAAGGGAGTATCCTGATACTGCTCTTTGAGAGAGGCCATGAGGGAAAGCACATCATCAGCAGTGAAAGGGACTAATCTAGGCTCTGAAGATGCAAGCGCAAAGAGATCGAGTTCGCCAGTATCCTCGAATGCAATGCGTGGGGCTTCGATTGTCTCTCGATTGCTAGGTATCAAAAAACCGCTCCTCTTGTTGAGCGGCCTAGCGGAATATCCTAGCAGCCTTTGTATCTATTTCTTAGAGAATACCATAAAAGAAAAAATATTGCTAGAGTCTACGATGCGTGTTGCTCAAGTGTCAAGCGAGATTGCTCCTTTTCCATATCATTCCAGAGCAAATCTAATTGCTCACGGCTGATGCGATGCTTCTCCCCACGGCAAGATTTGCAGGAAAATTCGATATATCTATCCTCTCCATCAAGCACAGCAAAAGCATTGGGGCTTTGCCAGATCGGACAGACAATGCGTCGGCGTTGTTCAGTCATTCCCAATCTCCCCATTGCTGGCTAGCATACTCAAAAGCATCTCGCGTGACCAAGTCTTGGAGTGTAGGCACTATCACCTCCGCCTCCTGTACTTCTTCGCCTGAGAGCGGCATGTGTGGTGTCACGACTTCATCAGCCGCCATTGAGCAATTGTCCACTATGTCATCGTGCGCAGCCTTGGGAAATAACAGTAATTCGCTTTCCAGTTCAGTAATCCATGCCGCGCCCTTACGAAAATAGATCTTGCCATTCTCCATCCAAATTGCAGCCGTTGAAGCCCTACTCACCTTATCCCTCACAGGATTGTACTCTCGACATGGGATGCCCTCTGCCAACGCCTGCTGTATCAGCGAGAGTTGGTAGCCGACACGTTCAATACGAAAGTAGGCCGATGGATACTGATAATGAAGGAGACGTAATTGCTTGATTTGCTCAGGGTTGGAGAGATGCCCGCGCACGAGGTCAATCAGGATCAGGTCACGCTCTGATGTTACAGCCCACACAGCAAAGACTGTGTAATCTGCACTCTGTTTTGAGGAAATAGCGAGGTCGCCAGTAACAAAGAGCCAGCACTGCGATTTGAGCACTGAGCGTATACCATTTGGCGTCTCTAACAGATAAGCTTCATCAGATTCCGTAAAGTACCTGAGCCATTCTTTACGGAATTGCCCACCCCCAGACGGAACAGGCGATTGCTGGAACTGCGCCGCATAGTTCATGCCCCCAAGTGAAGCCTTCATCCCCACTATCGATTGCGCATTGAGAAGAGCAGAGCAGAGTAACTCTCCTTCTCTGGTCCGTGGGTCTTCCCAGCCAATACTAGTATAGCATTTGCGAGCTGGCTCATATTCCGTTGGTAAGTTCAAATGCTCCCAGTCTCCAAGCGAAAGAACATGGTTGGTGAGATCGTTGGAATAAAGCCGCTGCCCAACGACGATCATCCATCCGTTTTCCTGGTCATTAAGGCGAGAGGACCATGTTTTCCCAAACCACTCTACTGTTGCTTCAACCTCTGCTCTTCCAGCCATACCATTGTTCGGATCATCAATAATCAAGCAGGTGCCCCGCTTCCCTGTGCCAGATGACCGTACTGCTGTACATAATCTATACCCACGCTTATTATTCTCGTAAAAACTTTTCACGTTCTGATCGCCTGCCATCTGAAATACATCACCGAAGAGCAATTGATACCATTCGCTCTCAATAAGCATCCTACAGTTTCGGTTGTCGCGTATCGCTAAATCCATCGCATATGAAGCACACAAGAACCGTTCTTGAGGATTGCGGGTCCAGATCCACGCAGGGAATGCAACAGAGAAGGTAGAGGACTTTCCAAACCCAGGAGCGATATTAGCAACAAGCCTATGCAGTTTCCCATCGCCAACCGCTTGCAGATGAGCGCAGACGGCTTCTGTGTGTATCCCCCACGTTAGCGGTCTCGCAGGCTCTATAACGTGCCAAGCTTGTTTGAGGAAATAGGCAAATGATTCTTTACAGCGAATAGCTTTCTCGCGTCGTATCTCAGCAATATCTAGCAGGTCTATCGCCTTAACTGCCATGCGTGAGCCTTTCTTGCGCTGCCTGGATTAACGTCTCTAACTGGTCTAGCTCCGCCTCATTCATGGAAGCAAGCATCTGGTTTCTATCAGCAGGTGTGCTCACATTGGCATGGAGATCGACGGTTGACCGATCCTTGTACTTCTCTGGCATATTCGCTTTCAATAAGACTTGTAGCAAGGAAGGGGCATACTTGCGCTCAATCAATGGATTGCCACGCTTCATGATCTGGTTGCCATGCTTATCGAGCTTCGGGGTTCCGTCTTCGTGAGTATCGGGTATTTCCTCGTAGACAATCCTTCCCTGGCTTACCACATAGGACGGGATACCTTCTACTGCTTGTGTATAGGCCGCATATTCCAGAGTATCATTGCGTTCTTCATACGCTACTGGCAAACGCGCCTTGAATGCCTCATCACTATTGCGCCAATCATAATAGGTCTGACGACTAATCCCAGCCACTTTACAGGCAAGTTTGACAACGCCGTGATCTCCCAACGCTTTCAGGAATCGCTCTTGCTTCTTTGCACGTTGCTCTGGGGTAAGAGGCCCATATCTCCCCTTAGATGAGTCAATTTTGTCAACACGTGCCTGCTTCTCGCTCATACACTCAACCTCACAAACCGGATAATGCGCACACCATCAATGACTCGCTGCTCATACACTGGCGTGACGTGAGGATACTCATAGCCCCATTCAATCACTGGCAGGTCAGGGCCTTCTATGATGACATTCCAGACACGGGGCATCCATTTGTAAAAGATACCCGTTACCATGTACTCATCAGGCAAGCGGAGGCGGTCATGAACGGTCTGATAGATGCCCTTCTCTCGGAGCGTCCCCTGCACATCCGTTGAGTTGGCAGTGAGCACATCAGAGAACGTATCCTGCCATGATGAATGATCGATGACAATGACCCCAGCCCGAAGAACATCTGATTGCGTTTGACTCATACTCATGCTCGCTCCCGCCATGGTTCAGCAAACGACTTGATCTCTCTCCCAAGTGCGTCCATCTTCTCTCGTCTCGCTTCTGGCTCTACTGGCAAATCAACCTGTCGTTCAAAATGCAATACTTCTCGCTTGCTTCCAATAGTCACATCGATATCCATGCTCAACTTGCCATCAGGTGAGATGCTTGCATTCACTACACGATGCACGGTCAGGTCAATTGTTGCTTTTGCCATCTTGTTCTCGGG